GCTGAGCAATTAGACTTCGCAGCCTATTGGCAGAATAGCTCAACTTCAGGCACATTTTCAAATGTCGCTTGTGGGGGAACAATGGTGGGTGTGGCGGGAGATGCTTCGGCGGTATGGGTGAGTGGGATAGTCCAACCAGTAACTGCCCCAGAAGGCTCAACAGAGGCCGTTTTAGTCAATCAAGGGAAATTATCTACTGCAGACACAAGACTCTACGTAAATGGCTCTATTGCGTTCAATGGGAGCACCTTCACCGTAGATGTGATGGTTGGATCACCAGCGGGAGATTTATATTCTACAATCCAAGGAGGAGTAGACTGGCCAATTGCATCTACACCAGTATATACAAAACAATATATCCGTAGATTAACTGGAAGTCTGTCTGACAACCAATGAGCGTGAAAATCACTATTTCTGGTCTTCAAGAGACAAACAATTATCTTAAGGGAAAGAACACCAAAACCAAAAGTCTCGCTAAAGCCGGACTGACTAAGGCAGCTATCTTCATGCAAGGTGAAGTGAAAATGAGCATAGCTGGACAGAGGGCAGAGACACGTTCGGTAGATACTGGACGATTCTTAAATGCTGTCGATCTTGCAGTAGGCACCAAGGATGCAGTAATCTTCTCCGCTTTACCCTATGCAAAGTTTCTAGAGTTTGGGACAAGCAGATTCCCTGCAAGAAAACATTTCCAGAACACTAAGGATAGGAACAAAGGCAAAGCCGTCGCGATAATGCAGAAAGAGATCAATAAACTGTGATATATATTTCTCAAATCAATCTTTATAAGTAATGTAAAGTAAAAAAGAATGGTTGCAAGCGAGTAACCGAAGGATCAAGCGAGAAATGGCAAATAGAGAATCACTCATAGGAGACGTGTTGTACTTTTTAAAGAATCTTATTAGTTCGAACGTTACAGACCCAATCGCATCAGCGAGGGGAAGTTCGAGTGCATTTGTTATGACTAGCTTTCCATCAAGACAAGTTAAGTATCCTTTGATAGTTTTAGAAGTTGCAAACATCGAAGAGCAAAGAGCAGGAATGCAAACCACAGCAATGGACGTGGACATGATTGTACAGCTTCGGATTTGGTCCTTGAGCGTTACACAGTCAGACAAATTATGTCAAGAGATTTTAGATTTATTAGCAGACAAACAATTCACAGCAACTGGAAGCGTCGATAATGACTTCCATGACTTTAACATTACCTCGGTAAATCGTGTAGACGAGCCAGGGGAAGCAGGAACTAAATCCAGGATAATTCAATTATCCTATCGTTTTTTCAATACCTGAAAGGAGGTTTAATACATGGGAACAAGATATATTGCAGACCAAAATAAGGTAGTTATGCTCTACGAGAGTGGGACTTACGCAAACACTTCCGGAACAGGACAATGGGTTGGAGAAGTTACTGAGAACACATTCACAGACGACGAAGGTTATTTGACAGACATATTTTTAGGAGATAGTTCAAGATCTATTGGTAGATTTGAGCGAGGGCCAAATGATGTGACAGGAACAATAACTTATCATCCAGTTGATATGAATTTAGTAGCACACACAATCGGATCCGTTACAGAAGAATCTGGAGCAACATTTTCACACTTAGCAGTTGAAATTGGCGCAGACAAAGTACAGAATCCATTCACAAGTGGGACAACTAACGACCTTAATACTCCATATAGCTTCACATTAGAAGATTCCAAACAAGCACCAGGAACTGGATTGAATTTTATTCGAACAGCAAAAGGATGCGCAGTTACGTCTCTTACAATCAATGCAGCACAAGGAGAAAAAGTTTCAATCGATGCAAATTGGTTAGGTCAAGGAGTAGATTTTAGTTCAGGAGCGACAACTGCAGTAACAGTAGCCGATCAAGCACCATACTTATGGTCTGATTGTTTATTAACTGTTGCAGGAAGCGATCTCACGAGCTCGAAATCCGTCTCTATTGAAATAAACCAGAACGTGGAAGGTCCACACTATCTTAACGGTTCGAGAGTAATCGGTGAACCTTTCTTTGGAAATAGAGAATACACAACAACTGTGACAGCAGACCTAAAAACTGACATGGCTCAAATGTTGTACAATCAATATTATAAAGGAGGCAGCACTTTGAACTACGTGTTTGATATGAATGCAGACACAACAGGCTCACAACACGCAACATTTACTGTTAGCGGAGCAAGAATCACAGAGATGGAGTTACCTAGTCCAGCAGAAGGCATTAATGAGACAACTTTCACAATGAGCGCAGGAAGTATGGATATGGTCGATTATGTAAATCCAGGATTCATTGGTTCATATAATCCGTTTTAGTTAAACTTAAATAGTTTAGTTAATTAGTTTCCGTAACTAAAAGGAGTATCAAAATGGCATATCTAGAAAAAGACAAGACTTTGATTCTGCGAGACGCAGAAGGTAAACTTTTGCCCGTTGAAGTTGAATTAGAGTATCTTCCAGAGAAACCAACCATTAAAGCTACACCCTTAACAAAGGGAGAACTACAGGAGCTTTATAGATTTCCTGAAAAGGAAGACGAGGTTATAGCGAGACATGTGATAGAACCAACGTACACCGTTGAAGAATATAAGGATCTGAAGATTCCGGTTGCTGGCGCAATCAGGACTGCAATCTTAGCACTTTCAACGGACTCTGAACAAGAGGCGCTTCATAATGCCTCCGTTAGAGCAGTCGTGGATTCTGAAGAAGCAAAAAAAAAAGATATAACTCCGAACAAGAGTTAGTTTTCTTTTTGCATGAGAGGGGATACACCTTCTTCACGATTCCGGAGCTGACCTATCCAGAGATTTACATGTTAGTTACTGAGCACAACGTCCGAGAGAAGCGGAAACAACGAGCGGCGAAGAAAAAGAAAAAATGGTAGGATTTTTAAGTGGAATTGCCGGAGGAGCTACAGTAGCTATTACAATAAAAGCTATTGATCAATTTAGTGGAACCTTCAAGAAAGCAGAAACTACTGCGTCTAAATTTGGGGCAGTAGGAAAGGCAGCCTTGGTAGGATTTACAGTGGCGGCGGTTGCAGCAGGTGTGGCGATAACGAAGTTAGCATCTAGCAGTATTAAAGCAGCTGCAGAGTTCGAACAGACCCAAGTAGCATTTACTACATTGCTTGGATCCGCAGAAGCTGCAGAGGATAAACTAAAAGAGTTATCCGATTTTGCTAAAGCTACCCCATTTACATTACAAGGTGTTGAAAAATCAGCTAGACAGCTATTGGCTGTTGGCTTTGAGGCAGACGAACTTATTCCCACATTAAGAAACGTTGGGGATGTGGCGGCAGGATTAGGGCTAGGCGAGGAAGGGCTACAAAGACTTATTCTAAATCTTGGGCAGGTTAGGACCCAAGGGAAACTAACTGGTCGAGAACTTAGAGACTTTGCCGTAGCAGGTGTTCCGATTCTACAGGTCTTAGCAGACCAAATGGGCGTAACCAAGGAAGCGATTACTGAGATGATTTCTGCAGGGGAGATCACAAGCGAGGCAGTCACTTCGGCATTTAGGGCCATGTCTGAAGAAGGCGGGAAGTTCGAAAACTTAATGGCCAAACAGGCTGATACGGTCTTGGGTAAATTCTCTAATTTAAAGGACACATTATCTTTGATGGGCAGAGAGATTGGGGCTGAATTATTGCCTGTCGTGTCAGATCTAGCAGATACGTTTCTAAATGATGTACTACCAGCCATCAAACCATTAATTCCATTATTCACAGACCTCGTGAAGAAAGCCATGATAGGACTAGCAGATCTATTACCGAAAATACTTCCAACCTTAATGCGGTTAGCAGAGATCTTCTTTAGATTGTTTGATGCATTATCTCCAGTTGTGGATATTATTTTAGACAGCCTTATCCTCGGGCTTGATTTATTTATGGATGTACTTGAACCCTTGTTGCCGATCATCAAATCTCTCGGAGGATTATTGGGAGATATTTTTGAGATACTTCGTCCATTAATTGAGGTGATAGCAAGTGTGACATCGGCTATTCTTACCTTGGCTGGCACAGCAATCGGAAGGATTTTGATTGGGGCTTTAAGATTAGTCGAACCATTATTGACTGCAGTCGCAGATGCCTTATCCTGGATAATCGGATTAATCGGAGACGCAATCAAGTGGATTGGAAGATTCTTCGGGATCATAGACGACGAAAAGCCAACAGAGACCACAGCAAATGCCATATCAACAACACAACAAACTCTTGACGAACAGGCGAATGAATCCACTTCCCAAACAGCAACACCCACACAAGGAGACCGAGCATTGGACCCATCACAAAGAGTCACTAGAGTCAATGAGCCGATCGCACTTAATCCTAGAACCGTCCTTGACCCAATCGCATTAAACGATTTCATCCTTACGTCAAATGGGAAGTTATTACAACCAAGCCCGCAAGACACAATCATCGGAACTAAAGGTGGAATCGGAACCACAATCACGGTCAACATTGAGAGCCTACAGGGGTTGGATCCTGATATGGTGGCGGAGGCATTGGAAACAAAATTAAGTAGGATGATTCGACAATGACTA